GCGGGCGGACATAGTTGTGTGGCATGGGATAAGGGAGGACAAGAATGACACTGGAAGAAGCAATCAAACACGCAGAGGAAAAGGCTAAGTGCGGCGGGAGATGCGGTGAAGACCATGCGCAGCTGGCGAGGTGGCTCAAGGAGCTGCAGGAGCTGCGCGCCGCACAGCCAGAGAAACGCACGGAAGAACGCACGAAAACGCATGCGTGCGATTGTATCAGCAGGCGGGCGGCGATTGAGGCGATAATGGGCTTACCGACATGGTGGGCGGATGAGGGCGGTTATTATGGTAGTGCGCAACCGCCAATGGAGGCCATGTTAGATCCGGAAGATGCGGTATCAGCGATTGAAAACTTGCCATCCGCCGAGCCAGAACCGCACTGGATACCATGCAGTGAGAGGTTGCCGGAAGCAACCGGCGTCTATATCGTCACCTGCAACATCTACAACGGGGACAAGGTGGACGGCGTGACAGCAACGTGGTCGTACTGGCGAAGGAACGAATGGATGATGAAGGACGTTCTGGCGTGGATGCCACTGCCGAAACCATATGGAGGTGAACAGGATGGATGACCGTGATTGGTGGACGTTATGGATGTTTGCTATGGGCATAGGAGTGGGGATAATGATATGCAAAATGATTTAATTTACAGGCAAGCGGCGATTGATGCGCTGAGGAGAAGATTAAATGGATGACGTTAAAATCAAAGTTATCGACTCGGATAAATTAGTTAAAGCAATCAACGAAGGAAGCTATGACGTTAATTTATCTGCTGTTATGGCACTTGGGGCTGTTATGTTGGACACTAAGAGACAGAAGATGTGTGAATATTGCCATGAGGATTCGGACGGTTATGTGAAACCGATTGAAAAAAACAATCACGCATTTGTCAGATTCGGCATGGACGGGTGGGAGTTGAGTCTAAAGGCAAAAGGATGGCGCGGAAGCGCAAAAATCATGTACTGCCCGATGTGCGGAAGGGAGTTAAAACATGGATGATTTAATCAGCAGACAGGCGGCGATTGAGGCGGTGCTTGACAGAATAGATGTGGAAAAGCATGGGCGTAATGCAAAGCCGGAAGAAATACAGTGGACTTTGGAAAAGTTGCCATCCGCACAGCCAGAAATTATTTATTGTAAAAAATGCGAACATTGGACAAGAACGTATGGTGACGAGCAATGGGGACTTGGTGATTGCGACGTATTTGATAAGCATTTAGTACGGTGCAATGGGTACTGTTCATGGGCAGAAAGGAGAACAGATGAAAATAACAATGAGTGAGAAAACAACGACAATCGAAGCGGATGCACGAGAACTGAGGGAAAGCAACACGCTTGCAGATAATTTTGCAATGATGCTGTCCAGGTGCTTCCGCTCAAATGAGCCACTCGATGATGATGAGAATGAGAATGAGGAGACTGTGGAGGATGAGACTGATTAGTGGACGCTCTTTTTATAAAGAGCCTTGGTACAATAGTTACCGCTGTATGAAAAGTCGTTGTTATCGCGAGAAAGACCCAAGCTATAAATATTACGGTGGTCGCGGAATTAAAGTTTGTGATGAGTGGTTGAATATCGAGAACTTCGAACGATGGGTAGAGAGCCACCCGTGCTTTGATGGAGCAACACTCGATAGAATAGACAACGACAAAGATTACGGCCCAGATAATTGCAGATGGGCAACCATGTTTGAGCAAGACAATAATCGCAGGAACAGTATCATTATCGAGTGGAACGGAGAGAAACACAGTATCTCAGAGTGGGCAACGATCACAGGGTTGAATAGAAGCACGTTAAAAAACAGGTATTGGCGCGGTGACAGGGGAGATAGATTGTTTGAGGGGGTGAGATATAGATGTCACGCTTGATTGATGGGGATGCGCTTTATGAGAAGGCGTGTGATCTTGAAGCACAGGCGCTTGATTACACCGTTAAGATTTCCAACGACAAAGAGAAGAGAGGTGAATGGCTTAGGTGGTCTGCTATCCTTGCGGAACGTACGGCATTTAAACATGATGTGTATGACGCGCCGACCATCGAACCAGAGCCGCACTGGATACCGTGCAGTGAGAGACTGCCGGAAGGTAATCTGTACGTGCTTGTAACTTACAAATATCAATACGGGCTTATGGATATCGGTATCACGTGGTATTCGGAAAGGGAGAATAAGTGGTGTGACGCAAGACCGATCATCGCGTGGATGCCACTTCCCGCACCGTACAAGGAGGACACCGATGATTAGAACATTCGTCTTCCTTGTGATCTATTTTACCATCGGATGCGTGTTTGCCTTAACCTTCGCGGCTCTTGAGGATGATATCGAGGAAGGCGCCGCGCTTGCGCTTGCGATACTGTCCATTCTGTTCTGGCCCGTGATGGTCGCATTCGCAATCGTAATGTTTGTGCTCAAGTTGTTAAGTTAAGGAGGTTACGCGATGACTAAGGAAGAACGATGGCGCATGGAGGGCATGGCGTTTTGCCTTCGATACCTCAATGAGCACGACAACGATGTCGAAGGACTGAAGCGGGAGATAAAGCGGCGCGGGGCGGGCTCTATCCCGCTGGCACTCAGCCGGGCGGACGAAAACCGTTTCTGCAAAGCCGTCCGCGAGAACTGCCTGGACACCGTCCTGATCATGACGCTCGCCGTCCTGCACGACACCTTCGGCTTCGGCAGGATCCGCGCGAACAGGTTCAAGGCTGCATTCAACCGGGCAGCAGAGCTGCTTCAGGACGATTGCATCAACTGGACGGAAATCCGAAAGGGACTTGAGGAACAACTCGGTATAGTAATTGGTATCAGATGGGCGAACGGGCACGAGGTCAGGAACCCGTCGGAAAGGGAGAAGGTATCATGACGAACCAACAGATACGGGATATCATCGGCAGACCGGCAGCGGTCGAGCAGCTCGCCGAGGAATGCGTGGAGCTTGCGCACGCTCTGCTGAAATACGCGCGGGCACTTCGCGGGCAGAACCCAACGCCGGTCACGATGGAAGAGGCATGGGAGAAATGCAAGGGTGAGTTTTCGGACGTGCTCACATGCGCAGAGGTAGCCGGGCTTCAGTCCGACCTCAGCCTGATGTGGGAGAAGAGACAGCGATGGATAGAGAGACTGCAGGAAACCAAGAAGGAGTGACTACGATGCCCACGGACTACCAGAGAAGGAAGGACAAGTACATCTTGCCGCCAGCTGTCTACCACCAGACTCTCTGGCAGATCCGAGACTACCACCGGCTGAACGAAGAGTACGCGTCGGTTGCCGAAGAAAGCCCGGGCCCGTCGGACGGGATGCCTCGCGGGAAGGGCGGCACATCTGATCCGACATTCCAGAAAGCAGTCAAGCTCGAACGGATCGGACACATCATCTCAGCTATCGACACCGCCAAGTCAATGATTCCGCCGGAATACAGAGAGGGCGTGTGGCGCTCGGTGATGTACCGCGAACCGTATCCATTCGACGCGGGCCGGGCAACCTATGGAAGGTGGAAGAGCTTCTTCGTTTACACCGTAGCGGAGAAGTTGAAATTCATTTAAGTTGAGACACCGGCACAAAAAATAAGTGTTACCATGATAGCGTGGCAAGGTGGGAACAAAAGCGGGCTGATGCTCCCGCGCCTCCCCAGCTCCCGCCCTGCCGCTTTGCTTGTGGTTCATAGTCTTCCTCCTGTGAGACTGCCTACTTCATAATACCTCCTTTCTGCATGGGTGCCGTTTGGTGAGGGCTGGGCGGCACCCCGTAGAAAAACAGGGGGACGGGGTCTTCCTACGGGCGGGACTACATACCCCACCCCATGCCACCCGGGAGTGGATACCCATCAGCTCCGGAGCGGGGGCCGGGCGTGAACCCGGAACAAAACAATACCAACAACAATGCGAGAGCACTTGGCTTCAACCTTGCGCATCTCGCTTTTATTATGCCCGCCCTGTCACGGATCCAGACGAGCGACCGGGGAGCGGGACAACGGAACGGAGGTCAACAGGCATGAGCAGGTCAGGACGCTGGCCTTATGTGCGGCGCTTAGCTTGGGACAGAGACAGGAAGGCGCGGGCAGTGTGCCACATCTGCGGACAGCCTATCAACTACTTCCTTCAGCCGTCATCATGTGACGATGCTTGGGAACCTGATCACATTATTCCAGTTGCAAAGGATCCTTCGCTCGAGCTTGACCTCGGAAACATAAAAGCATCTCACAAAAGATGCAATCGAAGCCGCGGCGACGGCACGAACGGAGAAAATATTATTGGCATGCAGAGCAGAATATGGTGATTTTCGGCGTGGTGGTGGTCGAAAAAGAGGGAGGGGCCTCGAAATCTTCGGCGACGCCCTCCGGCCAGACTCCGCCGGCCCGCAGTAATCTCAAAAAAAACGCGAAATTAAAAGGGGTGGTCAACGCCACCGCGCACTTAACAACATATGGCTCAGATAGTGATTGCAACACGACAAGCGGTACGCCTTAGCCGTTTCTGGGCCATTTTATAAGGCATTTGATACGAAGGGCGGTATCTATGAGAAGAGAAATAGCAGAAAAATCATGGGCGGACAAGTTTGTCGCGCTCGGGCTATCCAATCAGTTTCGCTTCGTCGGGAGAGATTGGAAATCCGACCACGGCAAAAAGGTCAACCTGAAATGCAGGCATTGCGGTGCGGCTTTCTCGACGTGGTCATTCCATGAGGTTATCAAGGGAAGGCGCAACCGCATCCTATGCCCGGAATGCGGCATATTTTCGGACGGCACCTACCTATTTACCAGAACGCCGGCGGCAGACGCTGCAATCGAATATTACTCTGGCGGGCATTCCGTGAGAGAAACCGCCGAAAAGTTCGGTGTCAGCACTGCGCAGATCAACAATCTTGTAAAAGCCAGGGGCGCGACTAACGGGCGAACGTGGCTGGACGGTGCAGTAGAGTCGAATGAACGTCGCAGACATGACGCCGCCGTACTGTTGGCTGAGAGAATTGCAAGCGGCGATTGCGAGTATCTGGATATTCACGACCACCACAAAAGAAGAGCCGTACAGTACGGGTGCGAGTATGACCCGGCTGTTACGCTGAGGGATTTGGTCAAGAAGGTCGGACTGAAGTGCTCCATCTGCGGAGGTATGTGTGACTGGTCTGATCGAGGTTGGAATGAATTTTGTGGCCCGACTTATCCGAGTATTGACCATATAGTCCCTATGGCGCGAGGCGGTGGTCACGTATGGAGCAATGTGCAGGTCGCGCACATGATTTGCAATTCGAGAAAAGGCGATAGATTGGAGGCGGTATAAATGGCAAAGCGCGTGTCAGCAAACGTATTACAGGACGAAACTAATGCCCTTGCCGAATCTGTCGCTTTTATGGCTGAGAAACTAAGGGAAGCACACGAACTGCTTCAGGATGAGCCGCTGGTTGTCGGCTATGACAATGGCGGCGGTCAGAGCGGCACGAGAATCAATCCGCATTATACGGCATATGAAAAGCTGCTGTCCGCGTATAACAAGTCTTTGGGACAGTTGTACAACATCCTTAAGGATAACCCCGGAAAACGCGAACAGTCCAGCGTGCTGAAAGATCTGAACGCTTTTGCAAGTAAGCGGGTCGGATGATAAAGGGAAACACAGAGCCGCGGGTGTGGACTCCACCGCTACACGAGCTGAACCGGGGCAATACGCTCGGGTACGCGTTCATTGATTTCTGCCGGCAATTCAACATTGAACTTTTGCCGTGGCAAGAATGGCTTGCAATCCATGCCCTTGAGTACATAGTCGATGGCGAACAGTGGAGATTTCGCTTTCGATACGTGGTTATCTTGGTTTCGCGCCAAAACGGGAAGACCTACTTTGAGTCACTGCTTAACCTGTTCTTCCTGTTTGGCTTAAAGTCCCATTTGATATTGGGCACAGCTCAAAACCTTGATACGGCGGTCGAGACATTCGAGGATACAGTCTCTATGGTTGAGGAAGACCCGGAACTCAGTGAGCTTCTCCTAAAGGTGAACAGGGGAACCGGGAAGCGCGAAATGCTCCTGCAGAATGGCGACCGCTACAAGGTTTTGGCGGCAAATCGTAAAGCAAGAGGCTTATCAAGCGACCTCATCATGATGGATGAGCTCCGAGAGCAGGAAACATGGGAAGCATGGGGCGCTGTGAGTAAGACTATGATGGCGCGTCCGTCAGCTATCTTGTTCGGTTTCAGTAATGCCGGCGACGCAAGAAGCATTGTTCTGCGGCATCTCCGGAGCCAGGCTCATGAGTTCGTCGGTGATCCGGACGGCATCGGCAAGATGCGCGCCTCACTCGGCGGCGAAGATGTGAGCAATGAGTCTCTTGGTATTTTTGAATGGTCAGCTGAGCCGGGTTGCGACTTATACGACCGCAAAGCGTGGGCGCAAGCGAACCCGTCACTCGGTTATGGATTTTTAACAGAGAACGCACTGCTGTCTGCCGTCCGCACGGATCCAGAGCGGATATTCCGCACGGAATGCTTGTGTCAGTGGGTTGAGCATCTTCTTCCTGAGCCCTTCCCGGATGGAGCTTGGGACGCTGGCGTAGATGAGCACTCCGGCATCGCTCCGGAGTCCGACCTGTATTTCGGAATTGATATGTCGGCAGACCGCAACTGGACGTCCATCGGCGTTTGCGGACTGCGGGAGGATGGGAACTGGCATATCGAGCTTGTTGCCCGCAGGAACGGCTCAGAATGGGCGCTCGACTGGTTCCGGGCCCGGGCGCAAAAGCAGAAAATGCGTCTGGCGTTCCAGGGGCGCGGCGCACCCGTCTGCGGACTTGCCGAACAGATATGTACCATAAACGGCGTGGAGCGAATGAGCATCGAGGGCTCAGACCTTCCGACCGGCTGGGGCAAGTTTTGGGACGGCGTGGCGGCGGCAGTTCCCGCCGTACCCGGTGAGACCCCTCGCGGCGGCGTGCGGATATACCATCTTCCACAGCCGCTTATCGATCAGGCGGCAAAAACTATGCAAATCAGACAAATGGGCGGCGGAGCTGCCGTGCCGGACAGAGTGAAAAGCCCGGACGACATCGCGCCGCTT